CCACGATGGTGGCTTTTTAGTGTGTCCAGGCGATGATATATTATCATACGCAAACGCGGTAGGTGTTGAGCCAGGAACTTGGTCAATTTTTCCACCACACAATACTTGTTCATCCACACCTACATCTTTCTCACAGGGAGATTCAGTAGGTTTTTTTCTTTCATCCATAGAATAAAAATCTTCAAATTCATTTCCACATTTGTCACATCTGTAATCATACGTTGGCATGGCTCATTCCTTTCGTATACCATTTTGGTGTTCCACTATATTTCCATACAGCAAAATTGTTCTTCTCTAATATGTAGTAGTTCCTGTAAGCCCTGACCACATCATCATCCTTACAATGATCCGGCATACATTGAGGTGGATCAGTCCAACCATTATCTTCAATATTCTTTGGTGCAATTTCTAGAATCTTACCAAGTTTATCCCACGACTTGTGTACTTTAAATTCACCACCAAAATTTTTAATGAGAGTCTTTTTACTGTATCGTTTAGTGTATTCTTCACTCAACATACGAAACAATCGAAACAACCAATCATAATGTTGTTTAGAAGAACGAGTCCAAATTGTACTGGGGTGGTTTTTATGTGCAATTTTGTATAGGTCTGGATGGGCATCATCTTCATCAAGTACTCTATGAGCAGTTGATAACATCTGGGCATATTCCAGTATCATCTTCACACAATGTTTATCACAATGCATTTCCGCAGCATCGTCTGGGCGTTTATCCAAATAAAATATATTCATAATTAATCTGCTGCTAGTGCGTTTGATACTTCTTCAATCAACCCTGCCTCATTTTTTGCAAAGGAATACCCATCAGAATAACTTGCAGTAATCAATTCTGTTAGAGCCGTCTCTGCGGCTTCGGTATCACCAACGTATCGGTAGAGTTCCAATATTTCTGTAACTGTTGTCATAATCAATCTCAATTAGAGAGTTAGAGTGAGGAAGGCTTTCCCCACTCTTCACCTACTATTATACAGGTTTGTCAGGAGCTTGTCAAGTCTTTTTTGCCTTTTTTCGCGCATGATTGAAAAAAATATGTGTATCAATCTCTGCTGTTTTACGGCGTGGGTCTGCCCATCTCGGACTACTAATATAATCCGCATGATAATGGGTTGCTCCATCCGTTATGTCCATCAAGTCAGGAGTTGATAAGACATACCTAGCAACTTCTCGCGAATCTTTCCACAATGAACCAGAAGTGGGTGGTACATCCAATTTACCATCACAATACCAACTAAATTGGCATCGGTCTTTTACTGGAAATCCATTCTTATAATGTCTTCCCTGTGTAATAACTTTACAAACAGTATTTGGATAATGATGTGATCTCACACGATTCATAGTGACTTGTGCTACTGCTAATTTTCCAGCAGTAGATTCCATAGCTGCTTCAAAATATATATTTTTTGACATACACTCTAATTCTTCTGAATTCACCATTTGTACAACTGTAGTCTTTCCATTTGTAGTCATTTGTAATGGAGACATTATTGTTGCCTGTTTGTCAGGAATTGTTGGTGGAACCCAAATTTTAGTTGTGGAGCCTGAATTTAACGTAGCAGACCACAGCGTAATCAGCCCTACTAGGGCAATGAATATTTTCATATTCCTCTTTTGATAGTGTTGAGTTAAGTATGATAGCCACTTACTTAAACTTAAATAGGAGAGTTTCGGCCACGGCGGGGAGCTCTGGCGATGCTGCCAGTTTCCCATAATTTGGGGGAGTATAAGGAGTAATCAAAATCAGAGTACCATTTAATTCCATCTAGTGTAGTGGAAAATTTTGACATGGTACTATTCCAATCCATAGTAAATTGAAAATTTTCTTCCTTAGCAAGAACAACCGAAACTTGTATCGGTACTCCGCCCTTCATTTCCAATTGCCGTAGTTCAGCTTCTACAGTTGTTTCAACATTGTCTGTAGTAACTTTGGTTAAATTGACTATTCTCTCTTCTAAACTTTTTATCATGGTAATAAATTAGGAAAAGTTTCTTTTACTAGGTTGAAAGTTAATCCTCTGCATTTTAGTTTCTTATCCTTCACTTGCAGAAGAAGTTCTACTTCAGAAGGATGTATACCTTCTAAAATATCTGTAAATGCTTTTTCTCTTTTCATGTTAGTCAAATTTTTGGGGGATTGACCTTCAACAAACAAATACAACTTTCTAATATGAAAATGTAGATAAGTTGGATTTGGCTCGTCTGTGTCTCCTTGATATTTGACTATGGGGGGTGCCCCCGGCGGTAAGAGAAACTTTATATTTGGATCGAATGCTGCTTTTAAAATCTGTTGAAGTGCAAAGCAATCATATTTTAATAATAGTTCTTTCTTTTGTTTTTTGGTGCGTGCTACTGCAATCTCACCAAAAACTCTTGGTAAACTAGTTGTCATAATTAAAACTCGTCAATTACATCCATAAGGTTCTTCAATCTTTTATCAACAAAATAATTTAGGAGCTGACTTCTATCACCAGCACCCTGAGAATCGTATTGATTTACTATATTTATACGAATTGATTCTGGAGTCTCCCTCAAATCAACCATTGTCTTGTTTCTATGGTAGTTTCTGAGCATGGCTTCATTACAAAATTCTTCTGGTTTTTTACCTCTCCATAGTTCCATCTTCTTCTTGGTTACAGGAGTTTGGCGTTTTCCTTCAGTAATAAGAGTATCATCAGAAGAAAGGATATTAGGAACACCATCACCAGCATCACCTCTAATTGTCTTATCATACAAAGATTCTACAGGATCACCAACTACAAACTTTTTCTGAAGTGGCGACCATTGTCTCACTCCTTGATACTTTTGTAACTGAATAAAGTCTTTATCACTAGAAAGTATCAGAGTGGGATTTTCTTCACAATGTTCAATAAGAACACCGATAATGTCATCAGCCTCTGCAGTGTCTACGTGCATGACTTTATATGGAAAGTATTTAGTGAGCTCTTCTCTCATTTCATGTAATAGTTCAAAGAGAGTTTTCCAATCCGTAGGGTCATTTTCTCTGTTTTTCCTACGATTTGCTTTGTACTCTGGAAATACCTTCTTTCTCCAGTTGTCTTTACCATCACAACAAATAACCATTTCTCCATAATCTTTTGCAAATTGATTACGAAACATTCTGATTGAATTGAGTATTGTATGTCTTAAAAGGTCTTCTTCCACAACTGGCTTACCTCTACCCATAGCCATAAAAGAACCAATCACAGTTTGACTATAATCAAGTAGTATCATTTTTCTCCAACTCTATTCTCATTTTGATTGACTCAAGAAACTGATTCCATTGATTCATTCGCATATCCCAATTGTAAAAAGTGTCAAAATATGTTTTCTGTAAACCCAATAAAACTGCTGTCTCATCTTTTCTATAAGACTCAATAGCTCTTCCAAGAATATGTGAATGAACCGCGATGTGTTTCTCAGGTGCAGGTTCATATCCGTACATCCAAGCAAAGTTAGCACAAGTCTCTGGAAGAGCCCCAAGATTAGGACACACTACCATACACTTTGCACTCATGGCTTCAATCACCGAAATACAAGCGGTTTCCATATAAACCGATGGATATGCCATGATGTGATTTTTGGTAAGTTCTTCTCTAATCTGGTCATTAGATACTGTACCATGATAATTGACTCCATCCATTTCTTGAGCAGCTTTATATACATGGCGATATTGTTCATCCATCCAAGGCCGGTCATATATCTTAAAACTGGAAAAGATATTCAGTTCTGCTGATTGAACTTCTTCAGATTTATTGTTTTCTTTGAGATGTTTCCAAGCACCAAGTAAAATCTCTAATCCACGATGAGGTGTACTCATATAGACACAAGAAATTTTGTCTTTGGGTTTTTCATGTTCTGGAATGGGTTCTATGGCGTGTTGAATAACAACACCATGATCATAAGGAAGACCAAGATAAACTCCATACTGATACTGTTGCCAATTACTGACAAATATTANCTTTTCAAANTCTAGCATATTCTTATGTTCTTTAAGAAATGCNACTTCTGGATCTTGGGCAAGGTCATGAGCCCAAAACAATCTTGGCTTATCTTCTAACTTCCTTTTACGAGAAGCAACCCATTGAAAATAGTTCTTTAGTTCTGGATCAATGCGAGAAAATAACCACTTCTGCATAAGTTCAGTACCACCTGCTGCTTTAGGGTTTTCTTCTGGAGCAAAATCACCTTCATCGAAATCAATGTTTAATGTCATAATTATTTTTTTTGTTTAGAATATTCAATGTTTGTTTTGATAGTCTCTAACATCATTGTCCACTGCTTTGCGGTGGTGTCAATGTCATAGTGCATATCAAAGTATTGTTTTTGAAAAGCAAGACGAGCTTGAACTGGTGGTTCCCAAAAACTGTCAATTGCATCTCTCAGAACATGAGAGAACTTTCTGGCGTGTTCAATCCTGTCTTGAACATATCCATACATCCAAGCAAAGTTAGCACACGTTTCTGGTAAGACTGCAAGGTTNGGNCAGACCACAACACAACCAGCACTCATCGCTTCAATCACCGAAATACACGCTGTCTCATGGTATATATTCGGATATGCTAGAATGTGTGTTTGTTGTAGTGCTGAACGGATTTCATCATTGGATACTGTTCCGTAATAGTTGACATTCGGAGTATCCCTACAAGCATCGNATAATGGTTGATTTTGNTCATCTGTACCTTCCCATCCGTAAATCTTGAAACTAGAATAGATATCTAATACCACGTTCTCCAATTTCATAGCACGAAATGCAGCAATGAGAACATCCAATCCACGATGTGGTGTAGATATATATGTAAGTCTGGTTGGGCCCTCTTTCGGTTTTGTGTGTGTGGGAATTGGTTCTATCGCATTTTTGAGTACGATACTCTTCTCATATTCAATGCCCAGATCAAGATGGTACTTCTCCAACGACCAATCAGAAGGAAATACAAATCTTTCGTATTTGTCTCGTTCTTCTTTTTTCTTGAGGAATTGTACTTCTTGATCTTTAGAGGTATCTTGAAACCAGAGGATTTTAGGCTTATCTTCTAATTCACGAACTTTTGAAAGAATGATTTGGAAATAGTTCCACAGGTCATCGGGCACTCTCTCCTTGACTCTTTCGTAAATCAACTCAGCACCACCCCTTGCATTTAATGTCATAATATCTTGTTATTTAATTTAATAAAATATCCTTTATCTCTATACCT